CCTATCCCCTGTGTGCCTTGGCAGTCTCAGCCTCTCTATGGGCAGTCGGTGATCACCAGTTTTCCGTCCGGCGACAGCACCAGACGGTTGTTGTTTTCAACCAGGTGATGTAGCTGGGCGCCCTGCCGATCCGCGCCGCGAAGGCGCTTTTCGACAGGTAAGTTGGTTCTGTCATAAGCCCTCCTTTCAACGGCTTTTCAATGCAGACCTTTCAATTTCAATGGATTGAATTTCAGTAAGCTGGGGGCGCTCCCGCTAACACTTTCCCGCGGGTTTCCGACCCCGTACCCTTCGAATAACCCCAGGGTCCCCGGCGGTTTCAGGCTGATCCGCCGCCATTCGGCGGGACATCGCACACGCCAAGCCGCTTGGCAGCCCAGCGTTCGTACAGGCCGATGGCAACATCTGCACCAGCCATTGCCGTGAGACACCCCAAGGCGCCCGCCGTCCAAAGCGACATGCCCGCCGCGATCATCAGCATCATTGCCGAGACTCCGCAGACAATGCAGGCACCGGATCGCAGCGCGAGCCGACGTATCAACGCCCAGCCCCGGGCACCATCCTTGTCTGCTCGCCACATCTCACCGGATACGCCGCCGACCAGAGCCAGGACGATCACCAACCAGATCGGCATTTCTGCCAGCGCTTGCTGCTCATTTGTCATGTTGTGCCTCAAGTGAAGGAGCATGCCGAACACAAAAAAGAAAACCCCGCCGGAGGGCAGGGTTTTCAAAGTCGCGGGCATACGCCAGGACGAAGTGCACAGCACGTGCTCAAGGTAGCGCCAAGGCGCAGAATCCATATCGTGGAGACTTTTTACCTCCTGAGTACGGAACCGAAAAGGGGGCATTTTCGGTTATCCAACTTGACGCAACTTTGACGCAACTTTGAGGAGACTTTGAGGTAAAGCACCCCGACCAACGGTCAGCCACTTACGTGCATCTTTACGCTCGGTCAGCACCTCAAAGAGTCGCACATGAAGGCGGTGCACAAGATCGTAGTAGGTTTGCTTCGCCTTTGAGACGTAGCCCAATTCATGCATCTGCGCTGCCCATGTCGGTGCAGGGTCAAAGCCGTAACGCATAACTGCCAGCTGTTGCAGCCTTTCGCCCCGACCATCTTGGCGGGCGATCTCGGAAAGGGCGGCACCAATTTCCTGCGCAATTGCATCTGGACCCGCACCACCGCCGAGAAGGATCCGAGAACCGGGTGTGCCTCGCGGTGCGCAACCACCCCATTCCATGATCGTCGCCATCGGGCTACCCATGCCTCCGGCTTCACCGCCGTGTCGGCATTGCTCGCCCCAATGTTTCAGCAATAACTCCATCGCCTCAATCATTGCCCTGCCCCCGTAAACCCAACCCGACACAGAAATACCCCAACCCGACACAAACCCAACACACATAAATCCCTTTAAATTCAACACTTCAATCAAACTTGAGTTGAGTGTGTTGGGTTTGTTGGGTTTATCAGTCTTCGCATAAGAAAAAATCCTTTCCGTTGAATTCGTTGCAAAGAACGTCATGCATGCGCGTGCGCGACACAAAACCCAACACACCCCACACAACACCCGCGAAGGCATGTAATTCGGGCACTCAAATTGTGTGGGGTATTCAAAATCAACCCGACACACACTCAACACACCCAACACACTTTTAAAAATAGTCATGCTGCAAGCGCCTTGATGTGATCCCAGCTGTCCACGTGCCAGCCCGCCAGCTTGGCCTTCGCCCGCCAGTTCTCCACCTGCTTGCCCAGCTCTGCCGCCTTGAGTGATGGGGGCGGGGAAGCATCCAGATCCACAGGAAAGAAAAACGCGCCGAAGCGACGGTTATTGCCGTCAGTCCAGGGTATCGCCCGCGTTTTATCCACCTCAGAACTGATGAATAGAGAGAACTTGGTCTGACTCATCACGTGCTCTTTGTTGCGCTGACACCATTCGAGAAATAACGAATAGAGGTCGGTCGATAGACACGGTCCCCAAAGCCCATGCCCCAGCTCGCTGTACTTCCACAGATGCAAGAATGTTTGCCAGCCGGCCCGACTCAAGGCCACCAAACGCTCACGCGCCTCGGTCGATGGTGGCCGCGTGCGCTGGTTGAAGTCCCCCAGATCAACCGACAGTAACCAACCGTAGAGCGCCGCCACCCCACCCTGCTCCAGTTCACGACCAATCGCCTTTTGCCTTGCGACTGGCAGGGTCTCCATAGGCCACATCACCAGCATTCGTCGATCACTGTCGCTGATGGGCCACGGAAGAATCTCGTTGCTGAGAAATACCGCATTCATATGGTTGGCTTCTTCCCAGCCATTAATGAACTTCGACTCCATCCGCACCGTTTTACCAGTGATCAAGTGCTTGATCTTGCCCACCTGGTTGTAACGCTGATCGCGACTGACTACCTCTTCGAAGACGGACCACAATTTGCGGCTTTGCCACGCGTTGAAACTGCTTTCCAATTGCGTCTGACCAACAGTCGCCGCGTATTGGCCGTAAAGCATGCCGAGTGCGTCAGCGAACAAAAGGCTCTTGCCCGAACCTTCCATGATCGAATGCATCAACACAGCGGTATCCATCTTGGCGCCCAGGTGCTGGAGCGGATACGCCAGCCAGCGAGTTAGCCAATCGGTTGCAGCTTCATCGTGGTTACATAGAAATGAAATCAGCCAACGCAGGTTGGCACACGCTGCATCATCCCTGACTGGCTCAAGCGGCAACCCGTCAAAGGTATTGATGTACACCGCAGGATCCTTCGTCATGGTCGGATCAAACACGATGTGTTCAACATCGACGGTGCGGCGTTCGCTGCTGTTCAGCCACAAGGGGTAAGTGTCACCCAGCGCCATCTTCACCGCGCCCTCGGCTATGCGCCGCTTCTTTTCGCGATCCCAAACGTCTTTGGTGCCATCGATGTAAACGTAACGATCGGTTGGAGACATCCCGAATGCACCGCCCTTCTTCCCAGCCATGCGGCGCGCCTGCTCGATCTCGCGAACATGGTCGTCAGAAATCAGTCTCTTTCCGGTGTCGTCCAACCAGGCTTTGGCCAGTGGCTTGCCCACACGAGCTTCGAAGGCGGACTTCTTCATTACCTTCGATTGGTCGCAATCCCACACGTGCGTGGTGCCTTCTACCAGCGCAAAACGACGCAGAATGTGGTCCAGCGTTATGACCTCCCCCGCCCCCCCATCAGGAGCAGGAGCGGCCTCGCTGGACGGGCGTGTTTCGTCGGAGGTCGGCCCGCTCAATTCACCGGATGGGGTGGGGGGAAGATCATTAGGATCTGGACGGGCGGCGTGTTGCATGCCCAACATTCGCGCAGCATCCTTCACAGCCTTCGACTGGTCGCCGCCGTGCTCGAGTAAGCAGAACACTTCAAAGGCGTCGTTCTGATGTCCGTTCGCGAGAGGATCAGCACCGTGGTGCGAATAAACCTTGCCCTCACTGATCGTCACCCCTGGCAGACCGGTGCTGCTTTGAGGGTACAGCCACTTATTGCCTCGCTTGATGTACCCATGGGAGCGAAGAAGCTCCGCAATATCGTGACAACGGTTGAATTCATCAATTACCGAGGGCCGTTTGCCGCCACCGAGCGCAGGACGCTTTGGGGCTTTGACCGGTGGCTTCGGTGACGCAATCGCCCATGGACACGCAGCTTCAGCATCTCGCTTAAAAAACTCCCAATTCTGCCAAATGGTAAGCAACTCTTTGGTCAGCGTGGGCAGCCCGTCAGTAGCACTTGGAGCGGTTTTCCAGATGTAAGGTTTGCCGGTACCGGGATGAATTGATGGTGGAAATACGTCTTGCACCAGTCCCGCACGTAGCTCAAAGACCGTGAAGCGTTTGAACGGCTCGGCTTCGGTTCGTGCAGCAGCTTCTGCGGCAAGATCACCCTGCTCTTTCGCAGCCTTGGCCTTGTCCATCAATCCTTTGAAAATCGAACCATCCGGGTCTTTTTCATTCGGCCATGAAAGCGAGTGACGCGTGAGTTCGATGCCTTCCGGGACCTTGAACACCACCCGGAATCGCAGCGGATTCCCGACAATAGTCGGGAACACCACTGCCATCGCATCAAGGTCCAGGCCCAACAGTTCGTACAGAACATGTCGCGTCCACTGAACGTCATCAACATCCAATGAACAAACGCGGCTCGGCCCCAGCACGACGCCAAGGTTGTGATTTGGGTTTCGTTGCCAGAACGCCTCGGCAGTGTCGGCGTCGGTGATATAGCCTCCGGGCTTATTCCACCCTAGGCCTTTCGGAGCCTTTTCACCTGGATCAATCGATACAAGTGCCAAGTCAAAAGTACTGATGTAACGCTTTGCCCATGTAGCGGTGGCTGTTCCTTTGCCCGATTCACTCATCGCCGGGCCTCCCGCAGCTCCTGACAAGAGACGCAGGTCTCGCAACCTTCAACCTTCTGCTGTCGTAGCAACGGGATTGGTTCGTCGCAGTCGTCACAGAACTGCGCGCTGACGCGGCTCGATGGCACGCGGCGATTACGATGAATAGCAACATCAAGCAGGTATTGCGCCTGCTCGTTTGCGCGGTCGATATCATCAGCCATTGATGCGATCCTCCATCGCCTGACGAGCACCCGCCATGATGCCGAGGACTTCGCGAATCACATCCATTCCGTGCTTTTCGAGATCCACGACTTCATGAAGCTCCCAGACGTTATCCGCCGCACCGTCGTGCATCTTGGCAACGAATTCACCGGTTTCCCCGAGTAGCTTGCCAACCGCTATCAAGGCCTCACGGGTTGCCGGTACGGGCACGGGCCGGTACCAAACCGCACCTGCTGGACGCATCAAAGCGTCCAGCAAGCGTGGATCAGCGGTCAGCCTGATCACTTCCTCAAGCTCATCTGGATTCAGCCAGCGACGTTCTTCATCGAGCTTGAGTTTTTTCTGGAGGGTGTCGTTGTCCAACACCATTTCAAAGGCAAGGGCGGTGATTCCGCCCTTGTAGTCACGACCAGCGCGGTAGATCGCTTGGCGTAGTGGCAGGACCGGACCAGCGTCCGGCAAAAGATCTGTGCGACTCATAACCGTAAATCCCCTGTTTACGGTGTAGCAATAGCCTAGGGCAAACCCTATCCTATGACCACGACCGATGTGCATGTGCTGTGTATCGTCGTAGTCGGGCTGGGGGATTCTTTGGTGAGAGGCCCCAGCTCGACACCTTTTAAGCGGCCCTAACCTTGCGGCGCGATCCGATTGGTCGAATCTCTACCGCTGTACAGGCCCCCTTCTCATCAACCCGAACTCGAATATCCCGAGCTGAGTTGAGCATTTGAGAAACCGCGCTTTGGGATACCCCGATCAGTAAAGCGAGTTCTGGTTGGGTCTTACCCTCGGCGAAGTCTCCCAAGGGAATTCCTATTTCGTTTGCCATCCACGTTTCCTCGAATGGGCGGTGCGGCACGGATATTAGTGTTACTTCTTTTAAACAGCAAGAAAAAAGATGCGATGCTGTTTTGATAAAATAAGTCTTCCTTATAAATTGGGATGCATGATTACCTCTATACCCTTTACTGCCGACGACGAGACCCGAAAAGCCGAAGCCATGCGCCTTAAGGCTATTTATCAGGATCGCAAACGGCATGATCCCTCCCTTACCCAGGACAAAATCGCCGATCTGTGCGAATGGGCTGGGCAAAGCGTTGTCAGCCAATACTTAAATGGCAGAATCCCTCTCAACATCGGAGCGCTGATCAAATTTTCGAACGTTTTGGGCTTTTCGCTGGAGGAGGTAAGTCCACGTCTCGCCGCTCTCGCCGAAATGCCCCGCCTGCGGTATTCGAAGGGCGGTAATGAAAGCTCCAGAACCCCCGACTGGGAAATGCATCAGATAGAAGTGTGGGATGACGAAACCCCACTCGGGCCTGATGAGGTTGAGCTGCCATTCTTTAAGGAAGTGGAATTGTCTGCGGGTAATGGATCTCAGGTTCGGCTTGAAACAAACGGACGTAAGCTTCGCTTCGGGAAACGTACTCTCAAAAGAAAAAGCATCGATCCTGCTTCTGCAGGTTGCGCTCCAGTAACTGGAAACAGCATGGAGCCTGTGCTTCCGGATGGCAGTACCGTGGGCGTAGACACTGCGAATACAGTCGTTCAGGACGGCAAGATGTACGCCATTGATCATGACGGACAGTTGCGCGTGAAGCTTCTCTACCGATTGCCAGGCTCAGGTTTGCGTCTACGGAGCTACAACACTGAGGAACACCCGGACGAACGCTACGATGGCGATTACGTCCAACAGCACATTCGAATCATCGGAAAGGTCTTCTGGTACTCGGTAATGCTTTAAGAGATCTCTTCCCAAAGGCCCGTAAGGGTCTTTTTTTCGTCTACTAATTTTTATTTACCAATTTTATAAGTGATACTGTTGACATATTAAATCAGTAACACTAATTTTGCATCGGAATCTACCTCTCACCAAAGAGATCAACCCATGCAAATCACACAGCAAAGCGATACCCGCTGCCCTGTTTACCTGCACCCTTCCGCATGCAGCAGTCGCGCCGCAGTTGAAGACCTACAGCTTCGCACGGGGCTTACCGTCGTCAGCAACCCCAAGGGCCGTACCGCTGCTATCAAGTCAGTCATTATCTCTAACGCATCCGAAGCCCCTGCCGGGCCGATCGGAGACGATGCGGCATGAATAACTACCTCATCCCCCTCACTAAACAAGACCTGTTGCATCACATGCTCCAGGTTGGTGGAGGTGCCGTGTGCCCTCTTCAACGACCAGAGCAAACCATCTATGCAAGCTTTGATGTGGAGCTCACTCAAAACAGCGCAGTCGTCAGCGTTGAATTGGGTGGTCACACCGGCGAACTGACCCTCAAGCGGTCGGATCGGGCCAATCACCTGCACCTGCGGGATTTCATCCAGGACATTGCCAACGGCCGAGTTGAATCAGCTCAACCCGCGCCAGCCGAGCAGTCCGCCCGACTGGAGCAAATTGATCGAGCACTTGCGGACTCGGAAGCATTGCTTGCCCGCGTTCGCAAACTGATCGCTGCCTGAGGACTGCGCCATGAATCGCACCCTGGACGAAACAGCCGCATTGCTCGGACTCAAGCCCCGCGCCTTCCGCACCAGGTTGCGCGAGCTGAACATTCTCAACAGCAGTGGCGATCTAGCCAGCCAGCACCGTGATCGCGGCTATTTGTATTCGGATCCGCGCAGCACCGTGATTCCGTCCCTCAACAAATGCCGTCATTACTCCGTGGTGATGGTGAAGGAAGAAGGGATCGAATGGCTGGCCAAGAAGCTAGGAATCATCATTACCAAAAAGGACGCCGCGGCATGAAAACCAACAACCTCAATGCTTACACGCAAGCCCTCGGCGCCCTGAAGCTGATCCCGATCTACTTGAACTGCCCGGGGGTAGTCAGCCGCGCAACGCTCGTTGGCGCCTCGACGGAAGCCATCCAACTGCTGGAAAGCATGCCCGTACTGAGCACCGAGCTGGCCGAGGTATTCCGCTGCGTCAACAACGTGATCCTTGACGGGCAAATCGCCTACGTTACGCCGACCAACTCGCCTGAGTTCCCATTCGGCGCGGTGGTGGCTGACGCCAAGGGCAACATTTGTGCGGCTGCGATGGGCAAAAGTAAAGAAGGCCTCTCCGAGCTGATTCGCCTCAAGTTGCTGCCCCCATCGGAGGGGTTCGGGGAGAACGCAGCGTGAGCAACACACTTGAACAATTGCGACGTCAGTTCGCTACTCCATGCCCAACCCTGGCGGCAGTTCGGGAACAGTACTTCGCACACATTCGCACCGACCGCTACCTACTGGCCGAGATCAAAGCAGGTCGTATCGCGCTGGTCGTGAAGCGCTTGCACGGGTCGGCTCGCGCTCAACGAGTGGTGTACCTGCACGACCTGGCTGAGTTCCTCGACGCCCAAGCGGCGAAGCAAGCGGCTTGATTTCAACGGTCACCTCTGCCGTCCAGAGGCAATCCAATCTCCCTCCGCCGGCCTCTCACCAAATATCCCGGCGGAAGGGCCTACTGAGGTACACAGCACATGACAGCAATTCAGATCTGCGCACTTATAGCCCTGATCACCTTGGCCGGGCTACTTGTCTGGGCCGGCTACTTCATGGGCCACAGCGACGGTATGTCCGCCGGCATGAAAGAAAGCGACGACATACTGCGCGCTCAAAGCGCCAAGACCATTCGCGAGCTGAGGGCGTCCCTCGACTTCATCAAGGCTGACCACGCTCACTTGGCGCAATTCAGCAAACGTCTCCAGCAAGCGTTGGCACTCGGCGAACCCGAGCGCCAAACGCTACTCGACATCGCAGACAAGCTCCGGATCGCCGCCGAGACATTCGCCGCCTTCCGCACGGGCAAAAAACTCGAACGGGAAACCCGCGCCTTGCGCGATCAGGCGTTCGCAATCGCAGACCTTCTGCGGGTTGCAAATGAGGGAGAGGCCGCATGAACGTCACACTCTCCTACTTCGGACCGACTCATTATCGGATCTCAGAGCAAGGCGGCGCGCAACCTCACGTAAGAGCACGATTATCGACCGCGTTGCTCTGCAACAGCACGCGCGTCGACACCCAAGAAATAAAAAGTCTCTGCTGCGCAGCAGCAGGCATTAGTGCTTTTCCTCAAGCCGCTACCGAGGCACTTCCCCCCCAAGAAAAGCTGCGCCGGGCAGCGACACCCAATGCAACGCTGACCGCTCAGCAACGCTCGTCCGCGCAGCTTGCTGAGGGGTATATGCACCTTGATGACGTTGAAGAGTCATCGCTGCCGACCTATCACCTGGACAAAATTCCAGAAGACAAGATGGCCGAGTTGGTCGGCACCACCCGCCGAGCGCTGCAAGGCAAGCGCGCCAGAGGCGTCATTCCCAAAGGCGTCTGGAACACCATCGACAGCCGCATTTATTACAGTCTGAGGAGATACGAAGCATGGCTCGAGAGCCAATGGGATTGCCCACCGGAGTTGAATTTGCTGGACAGTCCGTCCGCATTCGCTTCACCTGGAACGGGCAACGCCGTTGCGAAACCCTCCCCTATCCCCAAACGCCGAAGGGGATTAAGGCTGCCACCGACCTACGCGCTAACGTAACCAGCCTGATCAAGCACGGTGTGCTGGATGATCAGCGCTACGCCGAACTGTTCCCCAACTCCACCTATGCCAACTACTCGGCGACTCCCCGTTTCGGGGAGTATGCCCAGGAGTGGCTCAACAGTCGCGAGATCGTGGCCGGGACACGGAAGAACTACCTCGGCTCGCTCAATCTGTACTGGATGCCATATCTGGCAATGCTGCCCATCGACGGCATCACGTCGGTGATGCTGCGCAAGGTAGTAGCCAATACCGAATGGCCGACACCGGGCGTGAAGCGCGCGGCGATCCAGCGTCTGACCACGGTGTTCGGTACGGCAGTGAAAGACGGTCTTATCAACCGTAATCCGGTGGAGTCCATTGAGCTGCCGGTGAAGGCCAAGAAGCCCATCGATCCCTTCACCGTGGGTGAGGCCAACCAGATTATCGATCACCTATATAAGACGCTGACCCATTCGATGCGGATCTACGCGGCGTACTTCGAGTTCGCCTTCTACACCGGCATGCGCCCCAGCGAGATCGCGGCGCTGCGCTGGGAAGAGGTCGATAGGAAAAAGCGGCTGGTCAACGTGTGTCGGATCGTCGCGGACTACAAGATCGAGGAGCGCACCAAAACTCGGAACGTGCGCCAGGTCATGCTCAATAGCCGAGCGCTGCACGCCCTTGAACAAGCCGAGCTGGAGGCGCAACAACGCGCCTTGCAGAGCCGCCGCAAACGCGCCGAATCGCCCTATGTATTCCCGCCAACCAAGAACTTCGAGTTCATTCAACAATCCAGTGTGACCGACAAACACTTCCAGGCTGCACTGACCGAATTGGGTATTCGCGCCCGCCGGCAATACAACTGCCGACATACTTACGCTACCATGTGCCTCATGGCGGGTATGAACCCTGCGTTTATTGCCACTCAGCTCGGTCATAGCGTTCAGATGTTGCTATCGACCTACGCCCGATGGATCAACTCCAGCACCGACTGGGGTGAACTCGGAAAGCTCGAAAACAGCTTGATTGGTACAAAATTGGTACAGACAGAAACAGTACCCCTCTGAAACCCTTATGGAATCAGCCTCTGTGACACTGGAACAGAATTACACCGCGATTCTCGGCCAACTGGGCGAGGACGTGTCCCGCGAGGGCCTGCTCGACACGCCAAAGCGTGCCGCCAAAGCCATGCAGTACCTCTGCCGCGGTTATGAACAGACGCTCGAAGAGGTCACCAACGGTGCCCTGTTCAGCTCCGACAACAGCGAAATGGTGCTGGTAAAGGACATCGAGCTCTACTCGTTGTGCGAACACCACCTGCTGCCGTTCATCGGCAAGGCCCACGTCGCGTATATCCC